CCGTTTCTACCCGTTTCTACCCGTTTGCTCCCGTTTCGCCAACACCCCCTTCACACCCGCTCGTGATGATGGCAGTCCCCGCATCAGCGCGAGGGCTGCACCGGCTCGCCGTGCCACCCGTGGAAATGTGCGGGCGGCGCTACAACCCACCGGTCTGGAACAGGACTTGGAGACCACATCCCATGGGACAAGCAGACGACAGCATTCAACTCGGAGAAATCCTCGACGAACTCGGAATTCAACTCCCGACCGTCGATGAACCATCAGCCCCGGCCTCAACACCCGAGGAGCCAACAGACGCCGAGCCGACCGAAGAAATTGACACCACCACCGACGACGAATCCGCCGCCGCCGACGAATCCGAAACCGATCCGTCCGACTCGCCTGATCCGTCCGAAGAAAAAACCGACGACACCGAGGAATCCGAAGAGGAACCCGAGGAGGACGCGCCCGAGCCCGCGCCGGAGAAATCCGTGCAAAAGCTCTCCAAGCGCGTGGACAAGCTCACCGCCCGCGCTAAAAGCGCCGAGGAGCAAGCCGCCGCGCTCGAAGCCGAATTGGCCCAAGCCAAGGAAGCTCTCGCCCGCGCCCAGCCCATCATCGTCCAGGATGCCGCCGACCCGCTCGCCGACATCCAGGATGCCGCCACCCTCGAAGCCCGCATCGAATCCGCCAACACCGTTCTCGACCGAGTGCCCGACCTCATCGCCAAAGCCGAAATCGAAGGCGGCGAAGTGGAAGTGCCCATGGGCAACGGAACCGTGCAGAGGTTCACCAGCGCCCAACTCCGCGAACGCCTCAACTTGGCGAAAGCCATTGTGCGCGGCGAGTCGAACAAGCGCGCCTACTTCGCCCAACGCGAGACCTACATCGCCGAGGCCCGGCACAGCTACCCGGAGATTTTCCAAGAGGGCTCGCCCCTGCGGAAAGTGATGCACGAGACCCTGCGCGCCCACCCCGCGCTCGCGAAACTCCCGAACCTCGAACTCATCGTCGGCGACGCCATGCGAGGCCAAGCCCTCCGCTTCCAACAACTCGAAGCGGTTCGCAAAACCTCCGCCAAGCCCGAGGCCAAGGCCAAGCCCGCCGCCCCGGCCAAAGTCGCTCCCAAGGTGCCACAACCTTCCGCCGCGCCCCGCGCCAAATCCGCCCCGAATGCCCTCGCCGCTTTGAAACAAACCGGCAGCCGCGAAGCCGCCGAATCCTTCGTCGCAGCCCTGCTCGACGACTAACTCCAAACCTAAACTCCAAAATTAAAATCCTATGCCAGCTACAAACATTCTGACCGTTAAAGGTCAGCACCAAGACCTCTCCGACGCCATGGTTCTCATCGAGCCCGGCGATACCCCGATCTTCTCGATGTGCAAAAAGGGCAAAGAGCCCGCCAATGTGCTTTTCCAATGGCCCGTTGACCGTTACGACACCCCGAACACCGATGGCGTTCTCGCCAACGCTTCTGTCAGCGATTTCGCCGACAAGCACGCCAACCGCGAACTTCTCTCGGGCCGCGTCCAGAAAGTGCGCCGGGCGTTTCAAGTGGACGACTTCGTGGAAAATGTCGCCGACCTCGCCGGTGTGGGCAAAAAGCAAGCCTTCACCAAGGCCGCTGCGAAAGCCCTGGTCGAACTTAAAATCGACATCGAATCCGTTCTCGGCTCCGACAACGATTCTGTCGCCGCGTCGGGCAACCAAGCCACCGGCGGCGTTGCCAACAAGACCCGTGGCCTTGGCTCATGGATCAATGCTTCGGCTCAATCCGACACTGCAACCGCCGTTCCTGCGGCTTATCGCACGCCATCCGCGTCGATCAATACAACAAACCCAACCAGCCTCACGGAAAGCGCTGTGATCGACCTCATGGAGTCGATCTTCAACACCCGCCGCCAGCGTCGTAACTACGACCTCGTTTGCGGCACCGCGTTGAAGAAAGCCTTTTCGGGCTTCATCCGCACCCAAGCGGGCAGCACGAGTGTCATGTCCTCCGTGCGCACCTTCACGCAGTCCCTCGACTCGAAGAAGATCACGAGCGTCATCGACATCTACGAGTCGGATTTTGGCACTCTGAGCCTCCACCCCAGCGTTTACCTGGGCGGAGCCGACGCCGCCGAGAAAGCCGCCCGTGGCTATGTCCTCGACATGGACATGGTGGAAGTCCGCTTCAACCGCAAACCCAACATGCAAAAGCTCCCTGTCGATGGATCCGGTCCGCGTGGTTATGTCGATGCCATCTTTGCCGTCGCCTGCGCGAATCCCGAAGTCCTCGGCAAATTCGCTTACGATACACCCTGATTTGGGTTGATCCGCCGGGGGGGGCCCTCGCGCCCCCGGCTCTAGCTCTATGCCAAACGACGAACTTAAAGACCTGCTATCCGATATTCCTTCCGATCTCGCCGAGGGCGCGAGGCAGGAACTCGCCACGCAGTGGGAGGAGAAAGCGATCCACGCCGAGGCCCGCCAAGCGGCCATCGCCGCCGACCGCGCCTCCACCCCGCTTAATGCCGTGGATGGGATCGGGTATCTGGATATGTCCGTCGATTCGCAGATTTACCATTGGTGGAATGCCAAGCTGCCGGGTTGCTGGCGCGACAAGGCATTCCGCTCTTGGTTTAAGAAAAATTTCCCTACCACCGTGGTCAAATCCGGTGGCACCGGCAAAACCATGATCCTTATGCCGGGCCTCGGTAAAGCCGCCTGATGAAAGACGACGAGGACAAGTCCGACCTCAACTACTGGATTCGCGAACTCACCACCGCCGCCACCGATGCGTCGTGGTATTCCACCCGCCGGGCCGATAACTACGATACGCGCCTCGCGTATTGGGACGGCCAATCCAGCGATGGCCGCAAATGGGGCGGCAACTACCGCAAGAAAATCTTCCCCTGGGAAGGCGCGAGCGATGCCCGCATCCGGCTCGCCGATTTTGTTTCCAATCGCGAAACCCAACTCTGCCTCACGGCTACCTTTTCCTCCCGCCTGCAAATGCTCCCCGTCGAGTCCACCGACGGCCTCCTGCAACAACGCAGCGAGTCCCTGCTGAAGTGGATGCTTTACACGCATTGCGCCGACGACCTTCGCCGCGAACTCGAACTCGCCCTGAATTTCCGCGCCACCTACGGACTCGCCGTGATGGGCGTTTTCTGGCGCACCACCAGCCGCGTGGAGATCAAGACCTACAACCTCGACACGCTCCTCTCCATGCTGGCCGAGACGCAAGACCCCGCGCTCGAAGCCTTCATCGGCTCGGTGCTCGACCCGCTGCAAGAGGAAGTCGCCATCGAGCTGGCCGAGCAATTTGCGCCGGGCGCTGGCACTGCCGCCAATATCAAGAAGCTCCGCGAGGGCGGAAGCGTGGAAGTCCCCACGCCGTATGTCTTCGAGAGCCGCCCGGAGTGGTGTGCGCTGGAACCCTTCAACGACATCATCTTTCCCGCCGCCACCTACGACCTCCAGCGCGCCCCTTGGATCGCCCGCCGCGAGATGGTCACTTGCGAAGAACTCCGCGAGCGCATCGCCACCGCTGGCTACTCCGAGGATTTCGTGGAGAAAGCCGAACGCCAAAAAGGCTCCTCCCTCTGGCCGATCATCGTTCAGCAATCCGCCAACCGCCGCGACCACCTGCTCTTCGAGGAATACCGCGACATGGTGGAGCTCTGGCACATTTACTCAAAGGAGGAGGACGAGACGACTGGCGCTACGAAACTCATGTGCCGCGTCGTCCACTCCTCGATTAGCGACGCCGCCGCGAAGGAAGAAATCCTCGAATACGCACACGGCCAATATCCCTTCATCGAACTCCCCCGCGAGCGCATCAGCCGGTGTCTCATCGAGGCCCGAGGCATCCCCGAGATCGTCGGCACGATGCAGCAGGAGATCAAAGCCCAGCGCGATTACCGCGCCGACCGCGCCAGCATTGCCATCCTGCCGCCGCTTCGCGTGCCCGCCAATCGCGGCAAACTCGACATCATCCTCGGCCCGGCCATGCAGCTCCCCGAGCGCCGCGCCAACGAGTTTGGCTGGATGCAACCGCCGCCCTTCGACCAAGGCACTATCGAGATCGAGCGCGCTGTGCGCCGCGATGTGAATGAATACTTTGGCCTGGCAGGCGAGGGGGTTGATCCGAACTACGCCCAACTCGTCACGCAGCACACCGTGGATCGCTGGCTCCGCGATTTCAAAGCCATCGTCACACAGACCTGGCAGCTCATGCAGCAATACATGCCCCCGGTTCAAATCCTCCGCGTCTCCGGTGGCCAAAACATCCCCTTCCAAGCCGACCGCGAATCCATCCAAGGCAAATTTGATTTAAGCGTCACCTTCGACGCCAAGCAGCTCGATAGCGAACTCCTCGGCATCAAGCTCGAATACATCACCAAAAACCTCGTGCCGATGGACAACATGGGCGTCATCGACCGCGCCGGGCTTGTCAAATTTATCATGTCCACGGTTGATCCGAACATCGCGGATTTGATCGTCCGCGACCCCGGCCCCGCCGCGCAGATCGAGGCCGACGAGGAGCAACTGGCTTTCACGAAAATCGCCGCCGGTGTTGAACCTCCACTCCCTCAAGAGGGCGTCAATTTCCAACTACGCGCTCAAGTCCTTCAGCAAATCATTGCGTCCAACCCCGCCCTCCAGCAGCGCCTCCAGCAAGACGAAATCTTCAGGAACATGGTCGAGGCCCGCATGAAAACCTTCCAGTTCCAAAATCAGCAACAGCAAAACGCCATCATTGGCCGCCAAGGCGCACTCCCCGCCTTGCAACAACAACCCATGCCCGCCGTCGCCGCGTGAAGACCGCCACCTACAAATCCCTTCGTGATGGCGTGATTCGCCGCATGGGCCTCGACGCCTCGCTCACGCCGCTCACAAGCCAATCCGCCGCTCTCGCCGAGTATCTTCAAAGCGCCCTCGATAGCATGTGGGAATTTTACCCGTGGCCCGATGTCACGCTCACCGAGCAACGCACCCCGGCCACTCACACCATCGACGCCGAGCAACCCGGCGAAACCGTCATCGGCGACTTTCTGGAAATCTACGACAACAACCCCGACGACGATTCGCAACTCTCGAACAACCTGCCATTCACCCTCACCGGCAGCGCCGCC